GTGTTAAGCCCGGCGCACTAACACCAGACGGTGCATTCGAAACCATCACAGACAAGAGCTTTGAGGGTAAATGGAAAGTTATCGTTTACTATCCAAAGGATTTTACTTTTGTGTGTCCTACAGAAATTGTAGCCTACGACAAGTTGAACGGGGACTTTGCTGACCGTGACGCTGTATTGCTTGTTGGTAGCACAGATAACGAGTTCTGTAAACTAGCATGGCGCAACGCACACGAAGATCTAAAGAAAACCAATTCTTGGAGCTTTGCAGATGTTGCCCGTGATGAGAACAGCCTTGCTGACCAACTAGGTATTTTCTATGGTCCAGCAGGTGCCGCACTACGTGCTACATTTATTGTTGACCCCGACAACATCATCCAACACGTTACTGTCAACAACTTGGATGTTGGTCGTAACCCAGATGAAACTCTGCGTATTCTTGACGCACTTCAAACTGGCGAACTATGCCCATGCAGCCGTCCTATCGGTGGTGAGACACTATAATGTTAGAAACCATTTGCGACACGCTGGTAGAAGCATATCGTCGTAACTGGATTACCAGTCGTGATGGCAATGTTAGCATTCGTCATCACGACCGTGATCACTTTTATATCACACCCAGTGGCGTCCGTAAGCAAACACTACAGCCTGATCAGTTTAAGAAAATTCGTATTACAGAAAAATTCTGGCATGAAATGTCCTACACTGACATTAGTTCCAATCTAAAGCCTAGCGGTGAAATCCCTTTACACTATGGCCTACAAAAGAACATGGGCCAACACAGCGATGATGTCAGGGTAGTTGTTCACCTGCACCCCACATATTGTGTTGCGGCCATGCATGCTGGGATTGATCTCAGCACCATAGTCGATAGTTTCCCCGAACTTAGTCGTTACACTCGAGTAGCACCTAATGTACCAGATGTTCCGCCTATCAGTCAAGAACTAGCAGATCGTTGCCATGAGAACTTACAGTTAGACAAAGATGGAAACATTTCTTTTGATATTGTAGGTATCAAAGGGCATGGAGTAGTTGCTATAGACACCAGTCCGTGGCGTGCATTTGAACATATTGAGAGACTAGAACATATTTGCCAAATTGTATTAGCATCAGGGAAATATTAAATGAGTTATATTGTAGGATCATTACCACCTATCAAATGCTTTGTTAAGAAAGAGTTTCTTTATAACTTTGAAAAGGGTCATGGAGAATTAGAACCTGCAATATGGGTAAGTCTCAAGGCATTGCGAGGACAAGTGTTTCGTATAGAATCATTGTTACCTAATTACGGAGCACTGTACGACAAACTGCCTATTCATGCTTATGTATGGCAAGAAAATTATACAGGTAATTTACCCATTGATATTTTACAATTGTGGGACTGTATGGGATACCGTTTCACTATTATTGAAAAAATAGGCCTGCGTAATTTAGGTGTAAAGTTTTTAGGTAAAGACAAAGATTGGCATTATGGGACCTACTTGTTCACCGTAGATTTTTGTGCTGATGGTATGGACGTAGATACTGGGTTTACAGAAGTAGCCGAAGAACACAAATCGTTTAACTTCATTAAATTAGAAAATGGACAGTTTGCTTGTCAGCCTAACAACAGATGTATATGGTACGATCAAAGTTTAATTTCTGGCGATGTTAAATTTCCTGATTTTAAAGCCGCTCAAACCATATACAGCGTTGATGGTACTCGCAAGTGGAGCACAGGTGATGATTGGTTTTACTCGATTAATGAAAGAAAGCAAGAATAAGGAGAAATTAAAATGACCGCATGGGTAGACGCATTAAAAGAATCTAGTATTCCTGATTATGCAAAAGATACAAAACTAAACATTGATGCAGTAGTTAAGCGTAGTTCACTCCCTATAGAAGAAGCAGAGAGTGTTGCACTTGCGGCTGCTTTTGCAACAGGTAATAGCAAACTATGGACTTGGATGGAAAGTCAAATAGCCAACAAGACCGAAACACAAGCCGCACTAACTGCTGGTGCGCTGATGGCACAAAACAATGTATGGTATCCATATGTTGAGATGGCCAACGATGAAAATCTAAAAGGCTTGCCAGCACAGCTACGTATGAACGCTATTAGTACTAGCGGTGGTACAACTAAAGAACGTTTTGAGGCTTACAGCCTTGCGGCAAGCATTGTTGGTAAATGTCACTTCTGTGTAAAAGCACACTACGAAGGTCTAAAGAAGATGGGCTATTCAGTAGAACAACTTCGTGACATTGGTCGCATTGCTAGTGTTATAACTAGTGTAGCAAGAGTAGTGGCAAACTAAATTGTTTCATTCAACAGAAAAGGGCCTTTCGGCCCTTTTCTTTCCTTCCCATCCCTGGGTTTCTGATTACTGGAAGCTCAAGTTGCTTACAGCGATTTCAGCTAGGTAGTCACCAGCATTTCCTAGAGAAGATGCTGTGTTGGTCAACTCTACATAACCATAACGTGTCATGAAGCCAACTACTGGTTCAAAAGTAGCTGGATCTAGAACAACGCCAGAGCTCATTAGAGGTACATATGGGCAATAGAACGCGGCTGCGTCAGCCTCGCTAGAACCCTTATAACCAACTAGAACAGATTGACTGTCTTGTGCGTAACCGTCAACATACACCTTCATAGCACCGTTTAGGGTACCAACGAACTTGGTGTTTGTTGGAGCTTCGAATGTACCTTCTGTGGTACGAGCGAAAGCACTTGTTGTTGCGCTTTGTAGTACTGTTAGAGCAGCACTGGATACAACAGCCCAGTTGCCTGCGCCACGACGTGTACGCTGAGCAATTAGGTTAGCTGCACGGTTGATAAGAACTGCTAGAGCAGCATGCTCGTCACCAACGAATGTAGCTGTACCGCTAACGGTAGCTTGATTGTATGTGTACTCAGTAGCAGCAAGACTACGTAGAGAACCTAGAATTTCTTGGTCGATTTCTACGGTGATTTCTTGTGCTAGAGCTGCCATAACTTCAGCTTCTACGTCAAGACCATGCATAGCTTGTGCGTCTTGAGCAGCTTCGAAAGTCCAGCGTGCGCTTAACTTACGAGTCTTGGCTTCAACGACTTGCTTTAAGATCTGAACGTTGATACGGTTGCCAGGTACACCTTCTAGTGTAGCTGTGCTACGTGCCTTGCCGTCAGCTGTACCGCCAACTGTAGCACCGGAGTACTGAGTTGCGATCTTGAATGGGCTTAGTGCTTCATCACCAGCACCAGTTGTCTGGCTGCTGTCTGCGCTGTTTGTTACGCCATCAGCATAACGAACACGTAGAGTGTGAATTTGTGCAACTGGGCCTGTCATTGGCTGAACACCAACTAGCTCGTTAGCAATAACTGTAGGCATAACGCGACGGATAACTGGAAGAATAACACGGTTAAGTGTAGCGATGCTACCAGCGGCTGTGCCACCAGCAGTTGCGCTTTCTGCCAAGTGCTTGCGTGTATTCTCAAGAATAACGCCCATTGTGGTTCTCTTGGAACCGTTTAAGCCTTCTAGCAGGGCTTCTTTGGTCTCGCCCCAACGGCTTTCTAGTAATGCGGTTGTCATAATATCATTTTCTCCTAATTAGGGTTTATTTTAGCCCTGCTAGTCGCTTCAATTCGATAACATTTGTATCGTCTTGTTCCGCGGCGACTTTAGCAGCCTTATCTCCAGTTACTTCAACACGGCTCTCAGCAATTACTTGCTTAGGTGCAGCAGGTTGTACTGCTGGTGTAGCCTTGTTGTTTAGTACGGCTGGAAGATACTTTTCGTATGCGCTCTGCAGTTTTGCAGTTTGCACGCTCTCAAGAAGTTCGCTCATAACTGCGGCCTTCTCTTTGCTCAAGGGTTTTAGCAAATCAGCCATGGTGGACTTACGTTCTGCGGATTCCTTGATTACACGAATCTCTGTTTCCTTGGATTCAACTAGTGCAGCTTTTTCTTCTGCTACACGACGAGCTTCAGCAATCGCTTGCTTTTGTTCGTTTAGTGCTGCCTGTAGCTTGGCAATTTCTTTGTTCTCATTTAGGTGAGTAACAGCGAATTCGCTAGCAAAGGCTTCGAATAAGCGACGGCCAAACATGTTCTCGCGAGCAATATGGATGTCTTCTTTTAGTTGAGTCAACTCAGACTCTAAATTCTTAGCAACAGCTTCTTTAACAAGTACAGAACTACGTGCAATAAATTGTTGTTGTAGTTCAGCTAGTTTCTCCTTGGCACCAGCAATTAAGCGGACTTTGGTTTCTACTACAGCTTGTTTGTCTTGTTCAAACTCTTTGATCTCTTCGGCCAGGGCCTTGATCACAAAGGATTCTAACTTACCAATAGAATTTTCGTATACCTTGCGGTCTTTACGTAGTTCTTGAATTTCTTCTGCTAGCTTGGTTACTAGGAAGTTGTTAAACTTGCTTGCGCTTTCGTTCATGTGCATTTTGAATTTTGCACGATCTTCAGCTAGGGCACGTTTCTCTTCTTGGAACTCAGCTAGTTCGGCAGTAAGACTTTCTGTTACCATTTTGTCTAGAGCCTCAACCATTACGCTTTTGTCATGTTGATAGCGTTGTGCAAATTCTTCACGTAGCTCGGCACGCACTGTCTCTTTGGCTTCGGATAGTTTAGCTTCCCAAGCTTCAGAGATAGCCTGCTGTGTGCTTTCGTTAATGATGCCACTATCTAGCAACGGTTTGATAGCATCTAACATTAGGTTTTCTCCTGTTATACTTTAAGGTCTTTGATAAGGCGTGTCACAGCCTCTTTCAGGTACTTTTGTACTCTTTGATCTTGAGAGGCATCACGAGCCATCTCAAATACTTGGGCACCACCTCGCATGTTCATCAAGCCTTCATAAATTGCTTTAGGATAAGCGTGAGGAGCACTGGGTTGTGCAACAATGTCCACTGTAACGATTTCAAAATCGCTGACGTGGCCACTGCCTTCGTTTACATTACCAGATCCGCGGCTGCTAACACCTAACTTAACACCGCTGGACAACATAGATTTAACTAGTTCGCCCATTGGAGTTGGAAGGATCTTTAGCTTACCGTGACCACATGGTCCGTCCATCCACATTTGTTCAATCATGTGGCTAACGCGGTCTAGGTTAATCTTTAGGTCATCTGGATGATCTACTTCGCCCAAGACGGAGTAGCCACCTTTGATTTGTTCATTGATAGTCGAAACAGCTTTTTCAATTTCATGAACGGGATAAACACGTTGGTTAGCATTTTTAACGCCGCCCTCAATGAATATCCCTTTCATATAGAGATCTTTTTTCTTTCCGTCGGCTGATTCTGTAGACTCAACTACAATACCAGCCCGGTCAAAGGATAAGTTCTCTTTTAGGTACAAAGCCATTATCGTTTCCTAATTATTTCTTGCCAGTATTTTGCTTCTGTACTGACTTAGTAGCAACTGCAACTTTACCGTCGGTAGTTTGACCTTCAGCATCGCTAGCTTTGCTATATTCTTTACCAGTGGACTCTAGGCTATCAGCTTTACCGCCTGGAACGTTACGGTTACCAGACTTGATTTCTTGAGCTTTTTCTGCGCTTGGAGCACTTGTACCGTCTGGAGTTGCATTATCAGCACCAGTACGCTTAATTACGTTACCGCCGAAGTCAGCAC